TAACAGGAGATACACTTAAAACAGGTTTAGGTAAACTTTTTGGACAAGAGGTAGATAAAAGTCAAAATCCTTTTGATCAAGAATATGTACATAACGATGGTAACTGGTTAAATGTACCAGATGAAATAACCGATGGACAAGGAAATGTACTTTGGGAAGATGCAGCACCTAAAACAGCTGTAGGTAAGTTTGGACGTGGACTTGTAGAGTTTGGTCTATTATCTTGGGCTACAGCTGGAGTAGGTGGAGCAACTCTTGGAGGTGCTAAACTAGGTGTCCGTGGTATAGCAGCTGCTAGAGCTATGGGTGTTGGTGCCAAAGGTTCCAGGATGTTAAAGCTAATTCCAAAGGGGATTAAGATTGGTAGTGAAGGAGCTATAGCAGATTTAATCTCTAGTAGTTCTGAACATGCTAATATAATGAACCTAGCTCAAGACAATATACCTTGGGCAGTCCCTATTATTGGGGATATGATAGCTATCAAACCAGAGGATAATCCTTGGACAGCTAGACTTAAAAGTATTACAGCAGGAGCTGGACTAAACTATGTAGGTCATGGTCTTGGTGCTATCTACAAAGGTTTCTGGGAAGCTGGTCGAGCACGTATAGCAGGTAAAACTGTAGATGAAGCTAATATAATAGGTAACGAAGCGGCTGCTCGTGATTTTGAAACTAACATGCGCCTTGATGAAGATGCACATGTTGACATGGCAATTGATGAGTATCAACAAGGATTGGGTAAATCCCGTTCAGAACCAATAGATGATTATGCACGTCAATATGGTTCTATAGATGAGTATGATGAATGGGCTAATAAACGCTTCAGTGAAAACCAAGAAGATATTGATAGAGCTGGTCAACTTTTTGATGAGTTCCATAATAGAGGTAGGGAAGCTGGTGATGACTGGCTTGATGAAGCAGGTACATCTAAATTAAGATTAGATGAAGATAACCAACGACCTCTTTCACCTTTCGTTAATGACAATCAATTTGCACAAAACGAACGATCTACCTATAGAGCACCTGAAAATGCAGTTGAACAGAATTTAAGAGAAAGCATTGAAAGTACAAAAAACGGTGGTGATGGATCTAGTTATACTCCTATAGCATCAGAGTCTTATTTAAGGTCGATGTCACGTGGAGATAAAAATATCAGACAATATATTGAAGAAGTAGCAGATGATATAACTCGTGCTGCCTTCAAAGAGCTAGATCAAAGATTACCGTGGAAGGATGTTAAACTCCATATTCTAAAACAAGCTAATGATCTATTAGAAGTATTAGAACAAGGTGGTGATATAGCCAAAAACTTTGAGAAACATATGGCCACTGTAACTAAAGAACAGAAGGATGGGTTTGGTTCACGCTTATACTCTGACAATGGTACTGTAGTTACAACAATATCCCCAACTCAAAAGGCTGCTAACGTCTTAGTTATGAACGCATTGGGTAAACAGATCCACGGCGTAGCTACAGGAGCTATAAGTATAGCTGATGGGGTACCCATTGGTCGTCAGGCAGAACAAATCTTCGATAGTATGAAAGTATTATTAGTAGAAAATAAGAAGATGGGTCTGATGTGGGGTCTAGATGGTAAAGCTCAACAGCAATATGTACTAGCTCCGAGTATGAAACGGATGAAAGAGAAGAGCATGGAGGTGATTACACACCAAAATGATGAGTATATTGGTGAATTAAGGAAGCTAATCACCCAAAAAAGGTGGCAAGAACTAGAGGATTTAACTGAATTACATGCTTTGTCTGGTGGTAAAGTTAGAACTCTACATCATATACATGAGTATTTACGTGCTGTCTTAAGAGGTGGTCGTATGGATGATATTCATATTAAAGGTCGTGTTCGTAAAGAGCTACAAGGATCTTTCTTTAACTCTGTACTTAGCTCATTCTCAACTCCTGTTAAAGCTATAGGTGGTACTAACATGCTTGCCATGCTTAGACCATTACAAGCTTTTATGGGTGCTGGACTTAGAGGTAAAAACAGAGAAATGTATATGGCAGCAGCTCAGATGAATAATATGGGAGCTGCTTGGGGTGAAAGTTTACGAATGGCTAAACATAACTGGGAGCTTGGAGTAAAACGTAAAGGGCAGACTTATCAAGGTAAGTTTGATTTTGACGAGGATTTACAAGGATGGAAAGGTTTAAAGAAACACTATGAGAGATATGGATCTAATTCAGAGAAACTCGCATATGGTGCTTTAGATAAAGTCGTTGATATGAACACTAGCCCATTTGTTAGATATAGTGTTAATGCTATGGGTGCTGGTGACGCAGGTGCACGTACTATGATTGGTAGGCAATTCATGCGTCAAAGATCAGCAGCTAAAGCATGGGATGAAGCTACAGGTAATGGAGCTTGGATAGATAGTGATAAGCTTAAAGAGATGACCCTTAATGGAGAAGACGCATTTCGTAACGAAATCTTTAAATTAGATGAGCACGATATGTGGGTAGTTTCTGATAAAGGTGCTTCTATGGCAGGTGATGAAGCTGCTATGACTAGAGCATTACAGGAAAACTTTAAAGGTTTTGAACTTATTTCTAATATTCCAGGGATGAAAGCTTTCTTCCCATTTGTTAGGACTGGTTTTAACTACCTTGATGTAACATTCGCACATACACCTTTAAATATATTTAGAGATAAATATACTGATCTCAGGAAGCTAGCAAGTGATCCTAATCCAAACCCTATCTTACTTCAGAAGTATGGTATAAGACCAGAAGATGCAGCTTACGAGCTTGCACTTATGGAAGGTCGTATGGCTATGGGTACTACTGTTACTGGTCTAGTAGCTTTACTTGCTATGCAAGGTAGAGTTACAGGTAACATGCCTCCTAATAAAGAGGATAGAGACTTATGGAAACTTAATGGTATCCAACCTAGATCCTTTAAAGTATCTGATGGTACTTATGTTTCATATGATAAGCTTGAAATATTCAATACTTTATTTGCAACAACAGCTGATGTTATAGGACACTCAGATATATTAGGTGAAAAAGCTACAGATGAATGGATGAAGAAAACAGTCTTTATGACTTCAGCTGTGCTTGTTGACCAATCTATGTTAGCAGGTGTAGAAGATTTAGCTAGACTCATGAACCCTCAGAGTGCTGAAGATTTACTCTTAAAATCTGGTACACGTTACTTACGTTCACACTTGCCATATGCAGGTTTAATGGGGCAAATAGGTGACATTACAGATGCTAATGAAAAAGAAGCTAATAATTTCTGGGAGTTACTAGGCAAAAGAGATGCTTATATGAAAGGTAAGCTACCACCTAAGTATGATGTTTTATCTGAAGACCGTTCAGGAAAGCCGTTAAGGTATGGTCCTGAGCAACCTTTATGGAGAGCACTTAATTCTACTGCGCCTATAGCTGTCACCCACTTTGAAGGTGATGAACTAAAGGAAGCTCTTCATATGATTCAGTATAATATGCCTGAAACTCTAAGTACATTCCGTGGAGAACCTCTCAATTCTTTTGAGAAATCAGAAATGGAAAGGTACTTAGCTCAAAGTGATTTAAGAAAAGACTTACTAAAAGTCATTAGAAGTAAAACATTCAAAAATGCTCTTAATGAATATAAGTCTAGAAATTTAAAAGAATCTGATGGATACCTTTTAAAAGACCAAAGATTCTATAGAGCTGTTAAACAGGTATTTGGTCGTCATAAAACATTAGCTATGCGTCAGATGATGAAAGATAATCCAGGATTAGCTGCACGTTTACGTGTAAAAGCTATGCAAAAAGATATGGGTAGAACTGCTAACTTTGACAATCAGCAGCTTGTAGATTACCTCATATCTTCGTTTCCAAAATAAGCACCGTCCATATACATTGACTATTAATGGCGGTTACAACTAAAAAAACATTTGCGGCAGCGAATGGGTCCACAGCGACCTTTTCGCCTGTCAGCATCGAACTGAATAATCAAGATGATCTGGACGTATATGTAACCTTAACAGGTGGTACTAGAGTTAAAGGACTGAGACAAACCTCAGATACTACAGCTACTGGTAGCCACCCACAGGTTAACAATACAGACGGATTATATTTTCCACCAGTCGCATCTGGTGCACAACTTTATAACTATACCCTTTCCGCAGATAACAACACCATAACTTTTAACCAGAACCTACCCAATAATGCGGTAGTTAGTGTTGAAAGACGGACTAGAGACGGTACAGGAGAATACACTACCTTTGCAGGTGGTAGCACTATTAGATCCACGGAACTAAATAGAGCATTTGATGAAACCAAATTTACAGCTCAAGAAGCAAGGAATAAAGCGTTCGATTTAGAACGACAAATTTTTAACTTCTCTGATGGTAATGTAAGGTTATTAGAAGATAAGACAATTGTATTTGAAGGGGCTACAGATAACGCTCACGAGACTACGCTTACTGTTACTGACCCTACAGCTGATCGGACTATTACCTTACCTAATATCACTGGTACGGTAGTAACGACTGGCGATACAGGTACCGTAACATCTACAATGATAAGTAACGGGACAATCCAAAAGGTTGACCTGGCAGGAGATTGTATTGATGGTACAAAAATTGAAAACGATGCAGTCGATTCTGAGCATATTGCTGCTGATTCTCTTGATACTGAGCACTATGCACCAGCTTCGATAGATGCAACTGCTTTACAAACAGATTCTGTAATCACAGATAAGATTCAGAATAATGCTGTGACAATGGCTAAACTTAACAGTGGTACACTTCCAAGTGATATCGTTGTTAATGAAGATAACCTAGCTGCAAACTCAGTAGGTGCTTCTGAACTAGCTGATAATGCAGTAGATACAAATGCTATACAAAATGATGCAGTAACAGCAGCTAAAATAGCAGATGCAGTAATTGTAACAAACAGTGAACATGCTTCATCGACTCCAAATGATGTTAGCTTCTTTACAACATCTGCGTCAGACGGAAGATATTTTAGACAAGATTCTTCTGAGACTATAGCAAGTGGAGCCACTTGGTCTAGTTCCGATAACTATATAGCAACTACAGCTGCAATTGATGCACGAGTTGCTAATGTTGTAGATGACGTAGGTGGTTTTGTTGCAATTAATAATGAGGTTAGTTTTCCTAACTCAAACCCTGATATCAAAGACGATGCTGGTACTGTTGTTAGTATTAAAGAACTTGTAACTGCTATTACTACAGGGTCTGGGGTAACTTCACATACTATATCAAACGGTAGAATAAATAATAATGCAGTTATTATTAATGGTTTAACAGGTAGTACAACCTATCCAGCTGGATTTGGTATGCTTGTTATTACAACTGGTACAGATCATACATATACATTCCATAGATTAGTCCCGAAAGCGACTGAAGTAAATACAGTTGCAAGTAATATAGGTAATGTTAATACTACAGGTGGCTCTATAGCCAATGTAAATACAGTAGCAGGTTCTATTGCTAATGTAAATACAGTAGCTGGTATCGCATCTAATGTAACTGCTGTTGCTGGTAACGCTACAAATATAAATGCTGTAAATGCTAACTCTACAAACATCAATGCGGTTGTTGCTAATGCGACAAACATTAATGCAGTAGCTGCTGATGCAGCAGATATAGGTGCTGTAGCGGGTAAAGCAACAGAGATAGGTAGATTAGGTACAGCCGATGCTGTAGCTGATTTGAATACTCTAGGTACAGCTGACGTTGTAGCAGACTTAAACACTCTAGGTACAGCGGATGTTGTAGCAGATATGAACACGTTAGGTACAGCTGATGTTGTATCAGACATGAATACACTGGCTACTACGTCAAACGTAAACAATATGAATACCGTTGCGGGTTCTATTGCTAATGTTAATACGACAGCCACTAATATAACTCATGTTAATAACTGTTCAAGTAATATAAGTAGTGTTCATAACTATGCTGATTTATACCAAGTAGGGACTTCTGCACCAACTACAAGAGCCGATTCTAGTGCTTTAACAGCTGGTGATATGTGGTTTGATAGTTCTTCTAATAAAGAGCTTAAGGTACATAATGGTACATCTTATCAATTAGTCACACCTTCTCAGGGTGTTCTAGATGATATAGCTATTGTATCTGGTAATATCACATTTACAGAAGATTTAGGACTTATTACTGCTGCTACCTCTACAGGTACAGGTAATAGTATAGAAACTTGTGCAGATAATATAGCCAAGATCCAAGCATTAGGTGCTTCTGCTGTAGTAACTGATATGTCTTTACTAGCTACTACAGATTGTATAGCTGATATGGCTATCTTAGGTACAGCTGATGTAGTATCAGACTTGAATACCTTGGGTACAGCTGACGTAGTAGCTGATATGAATACCCTAGCTGTAACAGATGTTGTTAATGACATGAATACGCTGGCTACTACCAGTAATGTCAACAATATGAATACTGTTGCTGGTATTTCTAGCAACGTAACAACGGTGGCGGGGATTTCTGCAAACGTAACGACAGCAGCTAATAATAATGCAAACATAACAACAGTAGCAGGTAATAATACTAATATAAATACAGTTGCAGGTAACAATTCTAACATCTCAACAGTTGCTGGAGTTAGCGGAAACGTAACCACAGTTGCTGGAATAGCATCAAATGTCACTACAGCTGCAACAAACAACGCTAATATCACAACTGTAGCTGGTTCAATAGCTAATGTGAACACTACAGCAGGTGCTATTGGAAATGTTAACAATGTAGGTACTAATATAGCTAATGTTAACACTGTATCCAGCTCAATTGCAGACGTAAACCGTTATGCAAATGAATATAAGATAGCAGCTTCTACTCCAGGAAGCCCTTCTGAAGGTGATCTTTGGTATAATAGTTCAGGAAACACCTTAAATTACTATAATGGTAGTTCATGGACTGGTATATCACCAGGAATTGCAGCGATTGTATCTGATTCTTCCCCTCAATTAGGTGGACATCTTAATGCAAATAGTAAAAATATAACAAATGGTGCTACATTTACAGCTACTACATTCAGTGGTGACTTAAACGGAACTATTAACACAGCTACAACTGCTGCAACACAGACTACAGGAGACAACACAACTAAGGTTGCTACCACAGCGTTTGTGAAAGCAGCTATTGATGCGTTAGTAGACTCTGCTCCAGGAACATTAAATACATTAAATGAGTTAGCAGCAGCTCTAGGAGATGATTCTAACTATGCTGCATCAACTACAACAGCTTTAAATGCTAAAGCACCTCTTGCAAGCCCTACATTCACAGGTACAGTGACAGCTGGAACAATCACAGGATCAAACTTACAACTCGACTTCGGAACCCTATAAATGGCAAAATTATTAAAACTAAGGCGTGGAACAACCACGCAACATGGTAGCTTTACTGGAGCCGAAGGCGAAGTTACTGTTGATACTGATAAGGAATCCCTTGTCGTACATAACGGCTCAAATGCTGGTGGATACCCTCTTGCTAGAGAAGACATGTCTAATGTCTCTAGTGCTAGTATAGCTGGCAGATTAGCTAACGATTCTATAGCAACAGATAAAATTGCTGCTGGAACACTACCTTCAGACGTAGTAGTTAATACAAATAATATTCTTGATGGAACTATCGTTAATGCTGATGTTTCTGCTAATGCAGCGATAGCTGGAACAAAGGTTTCTCCTAACTTTGGTTCTCAGGCTATAACTACAACTGGAAATATAACTTCAAATGGACAAATAAATATTGAAAGCACAAGCCCAAGATTGCATTTAGCTGATACTAATAGTGAAGATGATTTCTCTGTTTATAACCTAAATGGTGTATTTACTATTTTTAACGAAGATGACACTAGGAGTGATTTAACTATTGATTCAAGTGGACAAGTAGATATTGCTGGCAATTTAGATGCAAATGGTGGTGTTGACGTAACAGGAAACATCACAGTTACAGGAACAGTTGACGGTAGAGACGTAGCTGCTGACGGTACTAAATTAGATGGTGTTGAAACTAACGCTACAGCCGATCAAACTGCTGCTGAGATTCTTACAGCTATTAAAACTGTAGATGGTGCTGGCTCAGGGCTAGATGCCGACCTTTTGGACGGTGAAACTTCTGGTTCATTCTTAAGATCGGATACTAATGATTCCTTTAGTGGTCAATTAACTTCAACTTGTACTAACGATGAAAAATTAATTCTTAGTGGTACAAACGACCCTTATATAAGATGGCAAGAAGGTACAAGTGATAAAGCTTATATCAGATGGAACGCAGCTGGCTTCTTTGGCTTATACAACCAAGAAGATAGTTCATCCATAAGAATTAAAGATAGTCTCGATTTCAGTACAGATGGCTCTACTTATCACACTATTTGGCACGCTGGCAATGACGGTTCTGCCAGTGGATTAGATGCCGATATGCTGGATGGAGTACAAGCAGGTGGCTTTTTAAGGGCTGATACTGCTGATACTGCTACTGCCGATATTACCTTTAGTGGTGGTGCTGGTGCAGTAACTATTGCTGCTAACAGTGATATTCGACTTCCTAATGGCAACTGGGCAGGAGACAGTACTTCTCCAAAAATACAAGGACACGGAAACTATTTATATATTTGTGGTGGATCTAGTGGTTTCGTTTTTAGAGAAAATGCTACAAATAGGTGGTTTATTGACGGTAATGGGCATTATATACCTGGTGCTGACAGTACTTACGACATTGGTGAAAACAGCACAAGAGTAAGAAACATATATGCTGATACTCTCTACGGAGATGGATCTAACCTAACAGGAGTTCAACCGTTCCCCAGTGGAACCAAGATGCTCTTCCAACAGACATCTGCTCCTACAGGATGGACAAAGGTAACTTCTAGTGTAGATAACAAAGCTCTTAGAGTAGTATCTGGTTCAGTAAGTAGTGGTGGTAACCAAGCCTTTACATCAGCGTTTGCTAGCAGAACACCTTCTGGTAACGTAGGTTCTTCAGGTAACTCAACAGCCTCCTTTAGTGGTAGTGTAAGTGGTAACACAGGTAACTCTGGTGCATCTACAAGTAACGTAAACACAGGTGGTAACGTAAATAACCATACGTTGAGTTCTAACCAGATGCCTAGTCATAGTCATGGTATAACTTCTTGGTATAGTGACCAATATCAAAATAGACAGGGTAATCAATATACAGGTGGACTTTCCAACAGTAGTGCAAATATTAATACTAATAATTCTGGAGGCGGTGGATCTCACTCACACGGATTCTCTGGATCTGGTCACAGCCACAACGTAAATAATCATACTCATAGTTTCAGTGGTAACTTTAGTGGTAACACTGGAAACCACACCCATAATGCTGGTTCCTTTAGTGGTTCAGCTATGGATTTTGCCGTACAATATCTAGACGTAATTATTTGTTCTAAAGATTAAATGACCCAACTTAAACCTGGCACCTTATGCCCTCTGATCGGTGAAGATTGTCGTGGACTTGAATGTTCATGGTATACACAGATACGTGGGCAGAATCCACAAACAGGTGAAGATATAGATGAGTGGGGATGTGCAGTTACATGGCTGCCCACCTTACTTATCGAAAATGCACAGATGCAAAGGCAGACAGGAGCAGCAGTAGAATCATTTAGAAATGAGTCTGTTAATACCAGAAACATGCTTGCTGCTATTACTCAAATGCCAAAACTAACAAAAGTTATAGAACATGACAACTAAAAATGTATGCGTAATCGTTCCAGATAAAGTAGTCTCAGTAGATGGCGAATCCTATGTACTAGATACTTGGTCTTTTGGCGATTCAAAGATTTGGGCTATCCAATGGGATGGTTCAACAAAAACAGGTGATATCGAACCTGCTCCTGTTAATGGAAAAATAGAAGGTGGTAACGAAGATCTTACTGCTCAAGATTATGACACGAAAGTAAAACATTATGTAGATGCGTGGGAAGTTCAAAAAGCTAAAGTTGCAGCTGCTGTAGCAGAAGCAGAGAAGAAAGAAAGTGATGAAACGGCAGCTAAAATTGCTAACCGTGCAGCAGTTAGAAAACTAGGTAAAATACCTGTTGAAAACCGCTTACCAATTTACCCTTCTGGCGTAGATTCTATATGATAGATGAGCTATTCTCAATACCTCTATACAGTGCTAAAGTTGATAACTTTAATGTTATACAGAGTGAAATCACTAAAGGGATCAAAGACAGTAAGTTTTCTACCAACCCTGAGTGGGGTAGAACACATTACTTATCTGATCCCAGTTTTTCAGAGAATTGGCTTGCCAAACATCGTTGTGACACCTTACTATCTGAGATAGAAAACCATGTGAATAATTATAAAAATGTGTTACATGTAGGAGATTGTACGCTTCAAGAGTCTTGGGTTGCTTTATTTAAAGAGCATAACTATGGACATGTACATGATCATGCAGGTAGTAAAATATCAGGCGTTTATTACTTTAAAACTAAAGGTAGTAAAGGTAATATTTTTTTCACATCTAAAAGATCTTGGCAAGGTAGAGTAGAATCTACCAGTCAGGAGGGTTTATTGATGTTGTTCCCTAGTGATCTTAAACATGGTATTACTACAAATACATCTACAGTATCACGGATTAGTATATCCTTTAATTTAGCATGAGAATACCTTCAGTTAATTTGCCCGAAGGTTTTGGTTTACCTAAAAGTTTACTTATACCAAAGGCAGAACTGAAACCTCCTAATGCAAGAATACCTGCTTTTCCAGCTATAGTTATACCTCCTACAGATTTAGAACGACCACGAGGGGTTGAACCTGAATCTACAGAGCAACCTCAACCACCCAAACTGACTATACCTGTATTGGATATACAAATGCCAATACCTGAAACAGCCGTAGTTATTACAGCAGTTACTACAGCAGTAGTGGCAGTTGCTACAACTACCGTTACTCAGTCTTTATTTGAACCAATCAAAAAGAAGGTACAGAAACAATTACAAGCTAAAGTTAACAAATGGAAGGAGAACAGGAAAAAAAGAAAGGACTCCTCGGAAAGCTGAAAGATGCTGCTGAGGATCAAGAACATCAGATCCAAATTCTAGGTACATTTGTCAGACTTGGCGTTGTAGTCTGGTCTGGATTTATCATTACGATGAACTACGTAGAAATACCTATGGTCAAGAAATCTGGTAACTCAGATATCACGTTCGTTGCTAGTGTGTTTACGGGCGCACTTGCAACTTTTGGCTTGACTACTGGTAATAAAAACGGCAGTAAAGCCGTCAATTGTCCTATGGCAAAGAAAAAAGACGAATGAAGAAGTTATGTTTATTTCTCATACTGATGGCACCCACGGTAGCGAGAGCAGAATTAGTAACCCCAAATTTCACACAGGGTTCTATGCAATCGACCACGACCACCACACAAACAATTACCGAGACTATCGACCACGAACTATTTGGAGGAGCTTACTCTAAATGGACTGGCGAAAATATAACCCCTTCAGCAGATATTTCTGGAAGCGGAACTACATTCTCGGTAACTTCAGCTGGCGATCCCTTTACTCTGGAGATAACAACCAGAGCAGCGGGAGCTACCATAGAGACAATAGACATAGACAGAAGTATCACAACAAACGCTACTACTACGTCCTTGTCAGTCTTCTCGCAATAGGAAACCCTGCCTTAGCTAATGAACCAGAAGTACAAAACACCTCCAACCCTGTGGCTGCGGCAACAGGAAATGTTACCAATCAAGCTGTACAGTTCCAGAATAACGGTGCTCCCAGTAGACAGCATTATGGTCCCAACATTTCGTGCAACGGATCTACTATGACGTTTAGCCCATTTTATATGGGTAATCATACGGTACCAATGGACCCTGAAGCTTATGTTCAAAATGAGAACTGGGGCTTTCAGGTTAACTTCATGATACCTCTAGACCAAAAGGGTCTGAAACAATGTAGACGTATAGCAGCAAGACAAGAAGAAAAGATGCGATTGGATTATGAGTTAGTACGGGCACTTAAATGTGCTGAGTTACAACAGAAAGGTTTTATGATTCATCCTAAATCCCCTTTCTATAGTATGTGTTCTGATGTTATTCCAATTGCTTCATATATCAAATCAACACAACCACCCAAGGAAAAGCCTTGGTATAACCCTTTTTAATTATGACTGGTGATAGAACACCCTCCTCACGAGAAAAAACACGTGAAGCTGCTATTGCAGCAGAAAAAGCTAAAGCTAAAGAAAAGTCCGAGTAAACCTTAACCAATTAAACTAATGATCGTATTAATCAAGCCTGTCCTATTCGCTTTCATCAAGTCCAAAGCAGTTAAACAACTTGTAGTTGACCTGCTCGAAAAGCTAGCAGCATCCACAGATAATACCCTGGATGACCAGGCAGTTGCACTTGTCAAAAGAAATCTAATTAAGTAAATGACTACAGCTAAAAAACGGGCTACTGATTCACAGTTCAATGAACTACATAAATTAGTAACCACGGAGTTTTTAGCTAGGATAAAGTCAGGGGAAGCTACTACAGCTGACCTTAAAGCGGCTTGCGATTGGCTAGCTAAGAATGATATCACGGGCATTGCCTTCGATAGTTCCCCTCTAGGGAAGCTAGCCGATCTTATGCCCAAGGTTGATTTTGATGCAGTCCAAAAAGCAGTACACCGATAATGGCTCCTAAAAAACTCCCATATTCTAAACTGAAGAAGAGTGCCAGGAATTACCGCAAGAACCCTTTGGCTCGCAAGAAAAAGAATGCGTCTCAAAGGAAACGAAATAAGCTCAAGATCAACAAGAAGTATAGAGCCGAACTTAACCGTGCCAGAAGAAAAGCTGGAGAATACGGTAAAGGTGGTAAAGACTTCTCTCACACAAAACGAGGTACGTTAGTACGTGAGAACGCATCTAAAAACAGAGCACGTAATCGTGGTAAAAAATGACACCTATACTTCCTAACGCAAACCATTACACTTACAATCTACTAGCTATGACTTCATCCGAGGCAAACAGACTCTGGAGAAAAGCTATAAAAGAGGCAAACAACTATGAATGTATTTATTGTGGAGAACTCCATAACGAGAATGATCTTACCATTGATCATGTACAGCCCCGATGTATGGGAGGTTGTTCCCATACTAGGAATTGTGTACCCGCTTGTGTCAAGTGTAATCAAAGCAAAGGAAGTCAAAATTGGTTAAACTGGTTTAGGGATAACTTCCCACCAGACCCCTTTAGAGAACAACAAATCCTTCAATGGATACAATAGCACCTATGAAATTATTTTTAGATACCGCTGATACTCAAGCAATTTACAATAGATTAGATACAGGGTTGATAAGTGGTGTTACCACCAACCCTACCTTAATCTTTAAAAGTGGAAGGCATCCACAACAAGTTTATAAAGAACTGGTTGATAAGGGTGTTGAAGATATTAGTATGGAAATCACTGCGGATAACCGTAAAGATTTCTTTTCAAGAGCTGTTGGACATGCAAAAGAGTATGGAGAAGCAGCTACTATTAAATTACCATGCTCTGAAGACGGTCTATGGGCCTGTAAGCAGCTTAATAAGATTAATATACGCACTAATGTCACTTTAGTATTCAGCGTCTCTCAGGCGATACTAGCAGCCTTAGCTGGAGCTACATACATTTCACCTTTTGTAGGTAGAATGGATGATAACTCTTTATCTGGTTTATCATTAATTAGTGATATATCTAAAGTATACAAAAAGCAGTTTATCAATACTATGATACTAGCTGCTTCTATTAGAGATGTACAGTCAGTTGGCACAGCTTTCCAGCTTGGTGCTGATATATGTACAATACCACCTAAAGTTTTTGATAGTATGTACCAACATGTACTTACAGATAAAGGTTTAGCACAATTCAACGAAGATGCAAATTCAACAACAACTTCAAAGTGATTTTAGGTTCTTTTTAACGGCTGTGTGGACTCATTTAGCTCTACCACAGCCGACTAGAGCACAACTTTGTATAGCAGAATACCTACAACATGGACCAAAAAGATTACAGATTCAAGCTTTCCGTGGTGTAGGTAAGTCGTGGATTACTGCTGCTTTTGTTCTATGGACTTTATATAACGATCCCGACAGAAAAATCATGGTTGTATCTGCTTCTAAGGATAGAGCAGACTCATTTTCAATATTTTGTCAAAGATTAATCCTTGAAGTCCCCTGGTTATCACATCTTAAGCCTAAGAATGATGATCAAAGATGGTCACGTGTCAATTTTGACGTAGGACCAGCAGCACCCCACCAAGCACCTAGCGTTAAATCCGTTGGTATCACAGGTCAGTTAACTGGAAGTCGTGCAGACTTGATGGTTTTAGATGACGTAGAGGTACCAAACAACAGTATGACCGAACTACAACGTGAAAAATTACTTCAATTGGTTACTGAGTGTGAGTCTATTCTTACTCCTAAACCTGATTCTCGTATCATGTTCCTTGGAACTCCTCAGACTACTTTTACCGTCTATAACAAACTCAGGGAACGTGCTTATAAACCTTTTGTATGGCCAGCTCGATACCCTCGAAAGGTGGCTATGTATGATGGTTTACTCGCACCACAGCTAGAAGAGGACTTAAATAAACAAGATGACCTTACATGGGAACCAACGGATACGAGATTCCGTGAGGACGATTTGCTGGAACGTGAATCTGCTATGGGTAGGAGTAACTTTATGTTGCAGTTTATGCTCGACACTTCTCTATCTGATGCGGAGAAGTTTCCTCTCAAATTTGCCGATCTCATCATTAATCCAGTCAACCCCGAAACAGCCCCAGAAAACATCATCTGGTGCTCCAGCAAAGACAACATTATAAAAGAGTTACCTTGTGTTGGTCTTCCAGGAGACTATTATTATAGTCCAATGCAAGTTCAGGGGGAATGGCAACCTTATTCTGAAACTATATGCAGCGTAGACCCCTCTGGAAGGGGGTCAGATGAGACTGTAGCGTGCTTCTTATCACAGTTGAATGGGATAATGTATTTGCATGAAGTCTACGCCTCTACAGACGGTTATTCAGACAAAACTTTATTATCTATTTTAGCTAGATGTAAAAAATATAATGTATCAACTTTACTTATTGAAAGTAACTTTGGTGATGGCATGATATCTGAGTTATTTAGAAAACATGCTATTAATAAAAATGTACCAATTAACATAGAGGAAACTAGAGCTAATGTCAGGAAAGAAGATCGTATTATTGACAGCCTTGAGCCTGTCTTTAATCAGCATAGGCTGGTGGTGGACCCCAAGGTTATTAAATGGGATTATGATTCGGGGGCTGAAAGGCCGTCTGAAACTAGATTCCAATATATGCTTGGATATCAAATCTCCAGAATGTGTAGGGAAAAAGGTGCCGTCAAACATGACGACAGAATCGATGCTCTTGCCCAAGGGGTCAAGTGGTTTACCGATGCCCTCGCCATCTCAGCTACTGCCGCAATAAGAGACAGAAAAGACCAAGAATTTCTAGACCACTTAGAAGCTTGGGTAGAGAATCCAGAAGCTGAGGCTAATCATTTAGTCTTAGGAATGGACTTAAATCAGCGTAGAATGGCACGAGGTAAAGCTAAAGGTAAGCCCCTTCCAACATGGGTTTAACAAAGTGTACACTAACACACGGGGAAGTGGTGCTCCTCGTGTGTGGAAACAGCGGTCAAATTGAGAAGAGACAAACTCCAGTAATAGGGATCTCTTCTCTACCCAATCGAATATCGGCGAAGCTTCGATCCACATGAAAAAATTATTATTAATTCTACTTCTATTAAGGATAATAGGACCAGTAGGATTAGCAACGTACTACTACTTACAGCACGATGTCCAAACTAACAGAACAGATAGAGAAAGCGTTAAATACAGTAGGTGAATGGATAGACTCTGAAGGTATTATAAAGATTACTAGGGATCTCGATGAGTCTGCTGGTAGACTAGACGATGCTACAGGTAAATGGATACCTGATTATAGTTCTTCATACACCTTTATTGATATACTAGATGATAAAACTAAAGGTACAGGTAAAGGTACCGTAGCTGATATCAATAAGTTAAAAAAGAAGTTTAATGATATAAGACCACACCTTCCTTGGGGAGATTATGGTTTAAATGCAGATCACCCTACTAAAGCTAAACTTTATCAAAGATTATTTAAGAATGACCCTTTAGTACGACCTAGTGGTGAAATGGCGGGAGCTAAACGGGTTTTAAAAACAGGAGAAACAGTCCGTGAAGAGTTTGAAACCTTATTACTGAAATCCCCAGGAAAATACTATTCTAATGGCGGTGTTGATGATACTATCGTTCAACCTGCTTTTCAGAAGTATCTTGGTGAGAGAGATAGGAGAATTAGAACAGGAGCTAAAAGAGCTAGTGCTCAATTTACTGCACCTAATGGTATGGCCTACTATTTTAGTGCCAACGGACAGGGTGCTAAGTCTAAAACGAACTTGGTAGCTGGAGATGGTACTTTTTTTAAAGTAGTCCCTAGTATAGATGGTACGCTCAAAGAAGCTAAAAGAAGAGCAACTAAATTAGGACAAACACCTAAGATGAACCCTTGGGAATGGCGAGCTATGGAAGAACTATATGCTTTCGCTGGTCCACGGGGTTATCACGTTGATCATATCAAACCTTTAGATAAAGGAGGAGCACATCACTGGTCTAATCTTCAGGTACTT